TACAGATACAAGGTACTGTAGGTGATTCATTATTTGATGCTGCTGCTGGTTTTACTTCAAATTCTGCAACTGCGGTTGGTACTTATATACTAGGTGCGGTTTCTGGAGAATACATTCCCGTAATAAATGTAAATGTTGTAGGTAATACTGTAACATTAGTATTATCAGGAGCAGGAAATACAACAATAGCAGATTTTCCTAACGCATTCCCTATAACTTATAATTATATAAATGAATCAGATTTTGGTTTTGTTACTGATAGAGTACCAACAGCAGATTCTTCAAGTTCAGATATTATAGGTGGATATGGATCTACACTATATAGCCAATTCTCAAACGGTACACTTACCGATGGTGATGAAGCGGTATATTTAGATGGAGGTACTGAGTATTTAAGTTACTTAGTATTTAATGCTGAAGATTATGCATATATTCATACTGCTTCGCCAACGGCTGCAATATCAACAATTGCAATATCTGATAGCGATTATTATTTACCTTCTGTTGCGGTAACACCATACCAGGAAGATGCATTTACTAATATAACACCACACGTTGAATTTACTTTAGGTGGAACTGGGGTCTTTATAGATACAGGTTATGCAACGACAGGTATAGCTTATCCAGCAGGAACTTTAGGAATACAAACACTGAAAGGTGCTAATAATGTTTCTATAGACATCATAGCAGATTCAGCTACTGAACCTGCATTAAAACCTAACCAGGTATTAATCGTTAGTGATAATCCTGATGCTGCCGATGTTAAAGTTGGTAATTATTTAATACATTCTGAAGGTTCTCCTTCGGTGCCACATTCAAGATTAACTAGAATTAATGTTGTTCAAGGTGGATTAACTAATGCTGAATACGGTACTATCCCTGCGAATAAAACTGCACTGTTAGTAACATGCCAAAGCGAAATATCAACAACAACCGCTGGTGGAATTGTTAAGGTAGAATTATATTACCCAATTGATGCATGGATTGATTATTTAAATGTATTTACTTTAGATGGATTTAAATTAACTTCAACACATGTACCTAATGGAACTAATGAACGACAAAATGAAATCTTAAACGGTACTTTAAATGGTACCAATTTATTTAAAGCGTTAACTGACAGAGATGTAATTAACTTTAGATATATTGTAGATACATTCGGAAACGGTATTGAAAGTGGATCTAAAGCGATCTATACAGTGTTAGCTTCTACTAGAAAGAATGCATTCGCAATATTAAATGCTCCATCTGCTAAAGACTGTAAGAGCAATACAGATCCTTCATTTAAAGATCTAACTGGAAGCTTATCATCTAGATTTATTTCTACTGGTGGTGATCTTGCATTAAATCCTACAGTAAGATACTCATTACCATCTCAAACACAAGGTGCGAGTTGGGGAGCATTCTACTATCCGTTTATTACTGTTAGGGATTTAGGTAGAAATATAAATGTTGTACCGGCTGCATACGTTTCAAATAACTTTATTGCAAAATATGAAAACGCTTTACCGTGGTCATTAGTTGCCGGAGTTCGTCGAGGTGTTGTAGGTGGAACCGGAGTTGTAGGATTAGAAATTAATCTTGGAAAAGAGGACAGAGAATACTTAGAACCATTTGGATTAAATCCAATTGTATTCCAAAGTGGAACTGGACCAACAATCTTTGCAAATAAAACTGCACAGCAGACTACAAAATCTGCATTAAGTTCTATTAACTGTAGAGAGGTTGTAATTTATATCCAAGACGGTATTGAAGCAATCCTTAGAAACTATCTATTTGAATTCAATACAGCTCAAACAAGATTAGAGATTAAAACACTTGCTGATAACTTTTTATCAACAGTCCAAAATGATGATGGTGTTTATGACTTTAAGAATGTAATGGATGAAACTAATAATACTCCAGAAGTTATTGATCAAAATGTAGGTATCCTAGATACATATATTGAGCCAGTAAGAGGAATGGAAATTCTTGTACAAAGAACAACCATTTTGAAAACAGGAGCTATTAGTTCAGGAAACTTCCAATAAGAGGAAACTAAATAAGAATATATAAAAAAAATAAAATAAACTATGCCACTACCACATTATACCCAATCAAGGGCCAGTAGCCAAAGGTACGAACCTATTCAGCCTAACCTATTCGAGGTGACTGTATTTTCACCACTAGGAGATGATACGGGTTTAATCTTGGAGCAAGTTAAAACTATCGGAGGTTTAAATAATTTAAACCCTGCTGTAGATGCAATCGGACAGAAATACAAATTTGCTGATCGTTCATTTGCAAGTATGCCAGGTCAAACATTTATGGATCTGACTGTTAACTTTAGTCTTAACTTAAACGAAGCTAATGAAAATTACATTTACAATACATTCCGTAATTGGTACAAATTAATCTATGATCCATTGACTGGTGAAATGGGATTAAAGAAAGACTATGTAGGAAGTATGATCATTGTACAATATAACAGAGCAGGTGATATCTTTAGAAAGATTACTTGTAAAGATGTATTCCCTACAGGTCAACCTGATTTTGTAGATGAATTAAGTTATGAAACTCCGGACGCAGTTGATTTAACAATGACTTATCGTTGTGATCACTGGGTTGAAGAAAATGTTGGAGCTGCATAATAGCTTTTTAAATATTTTAAATAGAAAACTGGCTCTAGGGCCAGTTTTTTTATCTTCACTCTGATATATATTATAAATTATATAATCTAAACATATGACAATCTTTAAAGTAATTAATGAAACAGATGGAAAGGTTTATGTAGGTTATTCAGTTAATGATAATCCTAATAATTTAGGGGCAGGTAAATATATCAAAAGAGCAGTTAAAGATTTTGGAACAAGATCTTTTCAAAAAACTATTCTTGAAGAATTTGAATCTGAAGAATCATTAAGTCATATAATGGAAAGGCTAGAATTTTGGATAAAAAATTATAAAGCCGATAATCCTAAATATGGATATAACGAAAGCGTACAAGAATTAATTCCACAAAAAAAGAGACTTACTAAAAAACTACAAGTTCTCTTAACACCAGAAGATGAAGATAATTTAAATTCAATCATCATCGAAAAATCAATGGAAAATAAAACAAAACCGTTGCCAGTATCCAAATATGTAAGACAGTTAATAGTTGAACATATAGTAGAGGAAACTGCGCCTGAAAAACAATTAATAAAAACTAAATAATTATGAGTAGTCACGAAGACAATATTAAAAAAGAATTTGAGGCGGCCGAAGGTATAGTAGATACTAAAGCCGAGGTAAAAACAAATGAAGATGGTAAAATTACACAATTAGGAACTGTAGATACAAGTAGAGGTTCTGGTGTAACATCCATTGATGATCCAGAAATACAAAGAATACAAGCATTAACTGGTTATGTTAAATTAGACTTAGTAAACTTTCCTTCCGCTGGACAATTTTATAGAGAAGATTTTGAAATTCATATTAGAGCCGCAAGGGTTGGTGAGATTAGAGAATTTTCTACATTAGATGAAGAAAATATTTTAGATGTAGATGAAAAGTTAAACTCACTTCTAGTGAACTGTACAAAAATCATGTATGGTAACCAAAGGGGATCATATAGAGATGTCTTAGAAGAGGATAGAATATACCTGATCTTATCTATTAGAGAGTTAACATTTAAAGAAGGTGAAAATAAACTGATGATGCCAGTTGGAAAAAAGAATTGTAAAACAGGAACTTGTAAATCTCAAGAATCTATGGAGCTAAGAACAGGTAATCTTCAATTTAATGATAAAGATGATTTATTAGAAAAGTATTATGATTATGAAAATAAATGTTTTACTGTTGCAACTAAAAGTCACGGGTCATTAACTATTGCACCACCAACAATTGGTGTTATGAGATCCATTACTGATTGGATACGAAAAAGAGAAGAAGAAAATTTACCTTGGGATAAATCATCCTTAGCTATCTTACCTTACATTCAAAGAGAATGGAGAGGATTTAATGATAAAGAAATATTTTCAGCCATTACAAATTTTCAAGGTTGGGATGCTAGCAAATACTCAATTATTTATAGATTGGTAGAGAAAGCAAAAATAGGAGTAAAGCCGGAATTCGCATTTCCGTGTGATAGCTGTGGTGAGGAGGTCGCAGTTCCGCTCACGTTTCCCGGCGGGATCAAAGCTCTCTTTATTATTCAAGATATCTCTTCTGAACTTTTATAAAGTACGAGTACTATTATTAGAAAAGTTGCATCTCCAGCCCTCAGAGTTGGATTTGCTTCCTTTCTATGAGTATGAATATACTTTAGAAATGTTTAATGAGATTCTCAAGGATCGTAATGACGAGGATAAACAGAATACTCAATCCTATTCGGATAAATATAATACGGACAGCATGACTAAGTCTATGAACAACCAGATGAGTTCATTTAAAACTCCATCTATGCCAAAGATTAGTATGCCGAAGTTCTAATAAATAAATAGATTGAATGGCTGTTGTAACTCTTAAAGATTTAATGGACCCTCTATCAAAAATAGAGGCCGCTGCACAGAGCACTAATGAAAAATTAGATGCTCTTATTGCAGTTTCTACCGGTGGTGGCGGTGGTGGTGATTTTACAAAGGAAGTTGTTAATCAGTTAGAAAAACAAACTGACTTACTTAGGGTAATAGCAAGTTCTGGTGGTAATTCATCTAATGCAAATCAAGTAGGTTTATTAATAGATGAAGCATTTGCACAAACTCAATTACTAACTGCCATTGAAGCAAACACATCCAGAAATCCGTTAGGAGGAATGTTTAGTAAAAAAGGTGGTAAGGCTAAGCAAAGTAATGCCGGTGCTACCTTAAATGATTTAGGTATTGGGGCAAAGTTAACAGCCAAAGCAATGATGCTATGGTTATTAGTACCAAAGAAAGCTTTAGGTAAATTTAAAGGTTTTGTAACTTCTACACTAGAATCTTTTGAAAGTGTAAAACCTAAAAGAGTAGAAGCTGGGGCAAAGGCAGTGTCTTTAGTATCAGCAGCAGCAATGATATCGGCAAAAGCAATGATGAAGTGGCTGTTTGTACCTGAAAAGGCTGTTGATAAATTTACAAATTACATAGTTAAGTTAGATAAAGCTTTATCTAAAACTCAACCAAAGAATGCAAAGAAAGGCGCGGAAGCCTTAGGTGCAATGGGAGATTCCATAATGAAATTCTCAAAAGCATTAGCTCTATCAGCAGTATTACTTATACCTGGTATGTTAGCAATACCATTCTTAATATTATCTATGACGGTTGTAGGTGGGGCAGTTGCATTATTAGGAGGTAAGAAACTTTCTCAAAGAATTAGTAGAGGAGCAAGAACTTTAGATAAAGTAGGTGATGCATTAAAATCATTTGCAATAGGTATAGGTTTATTTGCATTATCTACAATGTTTATTATATTAGCTCCTGCTATTCTAATAGGTATGGTAGCTTCACTAGTATTAATACCTGGAGCTATTTCTTTGATAGGTAGTAAGAAAAGGTCTAAAAAAATTAGAAGAGGAGCATTAAGCTTAACTCTTACAGGTTTAGCTTTAATTCCTTTTGCTATAGGATTAATATTCTTCGCGTCTGCAACTAAAGGTATGGGAATAGGAGATGTTCTTATTCAAGGTGCTGTAATATTAGCAATCGGTGGAGCAGCGGCCTTAGTAGGTAAGTTTGGAATGTCTAAT